TTTAGAACTTATATCCGATATATCTCCAGAATCTGAAAATGACACTGGAGCAGTTGGAATAATTTCATTTGATTTAAGGTTTGGATAATTTGGATTTTTCCATTTATCACTATTATCGTTTATAGTTAAGAAATCAGTATCAGAAGAAACTATTTCCATACCCATAACTATTTTTTTAGGCGTAAACATTTTCTCAACGGTCAGTTTATGTTGATCCAATTTCGTCATTGTATCTGGAAGGATATATCCGTGAGTTGTAAGATCAAATTCGGTTTTTACAATTCTATCTTCACTTGCTTGAAGTTCCGTAGTATGTCCATATCCTCCGTTTACTTGAGTACGAAATTTAAATCCTTTCTTGCTTCCCCAATAATCTTTTGTATTGAATTGAAACGATTCTACCAATCCATTCATTTGTTCAACTAATTCAGTCCATATTATGAACTTATATGTAAGAACTACATGACTTGGGATTACTATGTTATATACTTCATTAACAGGAGCATTTTTTCCAATCAGAGTATTAAACCTGGTATATTTGTTTTTCTCCGAGTATGATTGTAAAAATGAAGCATTTAAATATCTATTAAAAAATTTTAACGTATCATCCGATTCGGAATTGGTTCTTTTAAAAATAATAGCTGGAAGAATAATTTTTCCTTGTTTATCTCGTATATATCCATCACGTTGGGCAGCGACCCATTTTTCTGGAGATCCGAAAAATATAGGAACTTTGACTTTTTTACCAACATCCGTAACTTGTAATTGTAATTGTTCCAAATGAGTTAAAATTGTTTCATCAATATCATAAAGGGTAATTGTATAATCTTGATTAGTGTCTGTATCTCTCCTTACTTGTGAGGCACGGTTATCCGCAATAATTTTTTCAGAGCGTTCTATTGGCTCTTGAATATTGTTTGGAGGTCTGTTAGTATTATCACCTTTCCACATATTATCCTCTCGATCCGTATATTAATCCATCATCTCCAAGATATAAACTAAATTCTCCAAATGAATGTGATGCTTTAATTAACATCTCTTTAACATCTTCAAATTGTTCTTCTGATATACCATGATTCAATTCTTGATCTAATTCATTCATTTCTCGGTCTTGAAACCCAGCACCATGACGATTTCTGGTTAACCAAAAATCATGTGCTGCCAAATCATCTGCCCATCCAGCTTTATGGTACAATTCGCTATATTTGTTATAGAAATCATTACAGTCAGATTTCATTTTTTCCAATGTTTCTGTTGAAAAATCATTAATATTATATGAAGTTTTTGTTGGACGAGGAGTTGGTTTTTCTGGAACTGGTTTCCATTCATCACCTTCTATATCATCATCCTCCTCTTCTTCGGGTTCTTCTTCGGGAGGAGCATTTATATTGTCAGTATCCGTCCATAAAGCAGTTATAATATATTCTTTAGTAAAATAATCCAAACCATTTACTACACTGTCTTTATTAATTTTTTTCATAATATTCATTCCGCCACGAGTATCTACTCCATGCGGAAGAATTTCATTTATTAAATCTTTTAATTTAATATATTTCATTACGATTGTCTTTCTACTACATCAACTTTTGATAATCTGGTATAATGACAATTTATAATAATTGAAAAACTATTATCGGGTTGTCCTCCAAGAAATTGTTCTTGAACAACATCATCAATTTCATGATAACGTTCATTGAAAAATATCAAATCGCCAGAACTTGGAAATAAATTAATTGCCTGTAAATCTTTTTCCATGAATTTAAATACTACATTTTGTTTTCTATCTGGACCAAAATCGTCAGCATCATTAGCAATTTCCGATCTATCAATATAAGCCAGAATATCAATTCCAGGATAAAACGTTTTTCCAATGGATGGTTTACTTTCCCCATAAATATTGGTTTGAGTATTCTCTGCTGAAAATTTAAAAATCGTAACTTCGGTTTGAATAATATCACCCAATAATTCATTATTTATACCATTGATAAATGACATATCTCTGTCCGAAAAATATCTTCCATTGCGTGACATATTATTTCTTACTGTGTAAGGAAACAAGTTCATTCGCCAACTCGAGTACTTGTTGTACATTATCCCCTATATCGTCGCCCGAGTCCATTACACCTTGAAGTAAGTCGATTATCTTATTACCAATTTGTAATTCACGACTTTCTTCTGGATTTGACGTATTATATTCTGGATTAGATACTTCCGTCTTTACAAATTTTTGATTACATTCATCATTTTCATATCCAAATTGGGATGCTAAATTTTGTGCTTCTTGTAATGCACATTTATCTGCTTGTGAAATACTTTTGATATATCCACGTCCAACGTTTTGTAATTTTTTATATGAAATCTCATTATGTCCAGAAGTAAATACTTTTTTAAGTCCTTCACGAACAAGTTCAGATCCACTAATTACCTCGGTTACACTTTCGGTTATCAATTTAAATTGATTTCCATTTACATTTTGAAATATTTTTTTCATAATTTTATAAGTTATTTTATCCAATATAAATACACATTGGAACACGTTTAAGAGTTTCTTGCATTTGATCTGCCATAAGTGCCTGTTTTTCCATTTGACCAAATCTTCCAGCAGCTTCCAATTGTTCTTTGAGAGTATCTAATAAACGTTCTTTAGTTTGTTGTGCTTCGGCTCGAAGTTCGGCACCATCCATTGTCACTTCTCCTCCAGGAATTGGTAACGTTTGATATTTTTGACGAACAGAACCCAAAATTTCTTTACAAATTGCAAGAAAATAATCACGTATCCATTGTTTACCAGCATCATTTATATCACTATATGAATGGTTTTTATATGGTATATTTGAAAAATCAGACGCAACTTTATGGTTCATTGGCGTCAACATTCCATCTTCAAATACTTCCGTATCATTTGTATATTCCAACCAAAGTTTATATCCATATGTTGGTATTGGCATAATACGTAACTTATTGTTTTTAAGTTCAAATGAATATTGACTTTTACGAACCATATCATTAAATTGAATTGCTTGCATACGCAATAAATCTTCAAATATAGGTGTCATAAGAAACTGAGTTGCAGGAGAGTATGCCCCAAATCCCATTTCTTGTAAAACATTTGAATAGCTCATTCCAGTCATTGAAAATGGATCATAAATACGTGCCGAGGCTGGGGGTCTATCATGAAATATACGACGAATTGTAATTCTATCACAATTTTCTTTAGTATTTCCTATTAACGCTTGAAGATCATAATCTTGAACTCTATCCTGAATATCAATATATGTTTTTTTCCAATCTACATTTCCACCAGTTCCTGCCTCCGTTCCATATCCTCTTGCCAATGCACATACAAATTGAACTCCAGTTCCCATAACATATCTGTTTTGAAGTCCGCCCATAGAATCTATACGCTGTCCCTGCAAAGCAAACATGTTATTAATCATGTTATATTCATTTATTTTAGCATTATAAACATTAACTGCTTCTTCAAATGCTGCATAAAACTGAACATCTGACATTTCTATAGCAATAGATGGATATCCCAATCTTCTTGCCGCCCAAATCATTGCATTATAACAATCTATTAAAAATGATGGATCTGAATCATATGATCCAAATGGTGTTTTCCCTGGAACTGATGAACCACTTCCTTGAAAACGTATAATATCTTGGTTTGATACGGCCATAAAATTTATTAAAATAATTGTCTAATCAATAAATATAGAAAGAAAACCCTTTACGTCAAATCCCATATATTTATTTATGTCCAATTCTTTACATAAGAAAGTATATGCATTTATATGTTTCCAATTATTAACTATAGAAGTTTTTTTAATGAAGATGACACCAAATATTGGGGCGAAGAAGCTGCTGGGTGTATTTTTGTTGCAAAAGACACGGGAAGAATACTTCTGGCACACCGAAGTGCCAAAGTTGAATTTGAACCCAATACGTGGGCAACGTGGGGTGGTAAAATTGATAATGGAGAATCGCCCAAAGATGCCGTCGAACGTGAAATTGAAGAAGAGACTGGATTTAACGGAAAATATAAAATTTCATTATTATATGTTTATAAAGATGGAGATTTTAGTTATCACAATTACTTAATAGCGGTTCCATTTGAATTTCAACCAGAATTAAACTGGGAAAACAACAATGCTGCTTGGGTTGAATATGGTGATTGGCCAACCCCTCTACATTTTGGATTAAAAGCATTAATTGAACACGCTGGTAATAAAATAAAAAATGTTGTTGATCTAATTAAAAAAAGAAAAGAAAAAATGGTAGAAGTTGCGGACGTTCCTCCTGCAATAGTTCAACCGTCAAATCCATCTCAAAATCCAACTAAAACAATAAATCAACAACAATTAAAAGATGCATATGTAGTTGCTGCTACCTTATGGGGAGAAGCGAGGGGAGAAGGAATAGATGGAATGCAGGCAGTATTAAATGTTGTTATGAACAGAACCAAAGGAAATTTTGATAAAGCAAAAGATGCTGTTCTTAAACCAAAACAATTTTCTATGTGGAATAATGTTAAAAATCCAGAAAAAGTTTCATTGGAATTAGCACAAAAACAACGTGGTGATAAAACATATATGGCTGCTATTAAATTAGTAGATGCTGCTATGAAAGGAAATTTACCAGATATTACAAATGGAGCAACATTTTATTATAATCCTAAAAAAGCAAATCCATCGTGGGCAAAAAGTATGATTAAAACGAAATCCATTGGAAACCACGATTTTTTAAAATTACCTTCCAAAAAACAAATAAAAGAAGAAATAGATAATATAGAAATTATTAATCAAGGATTGATAGATGATGACATATATGGATATGAATTAAAATCCCCATATTCTTATTTAAGATATGGACACGAACCTTCTTCAAAAACGTATTATATTTTAAACATTGGAACACCCAAAGAAGAAGACAAACACAAGGGATATGCCTCCCAACTATTAAATAAATTATTTAAAATAATATCCGATTCTAGAGGAAATATTGATGCTGGATCTTTTACAACGTCTGGTCAAGATTTTATAAAACCAGTAATAGACAGATTATCTAAACAGTTTGGAGTTAGAATAGTTCAAGGGAAAGAATGGTAAATGATTAAACTAAAATCAATCCTAACTGAAAATACCAATAAATCATTCATCGTTTATCACGGCACTGATATTAAATTTAATAAGTTTAATCTTAATAAATCTGCCCAAGGTATTATATGGTTTACATCTGATAAAGATAAAATTTTAAAAGGTGAAGCAGGTGCATCTGGAAAAGGATATATTGTTACTGCACAAGTAACCATTAACAATCCCGCCGAATGGAATGAATACCAACAATATATGTTGGGGCAACTAAAAAATATGGGGTATGATGGTGTAATTTTACCTGAAAATAATGAGTTTGATTGTTTTGTATTCTCATTAAAACAAATAAAAATATTAAAAGTTGACAAAATACAACCCACAAACATTGATGAAGCAAAAAAATTAAATTTGGATAATAAAGAAGATGCTGCCGAATATTTTATCCGTCAATCTTGGAAACTTATGCCACCAAAAGATAGATATGATGAATATCAATTTTTTCTATGGGCGGATAATGAGTCAAATTTACAAGATATAAAAGAAAAAATTGCACAAAAACTTTTTCCCAACGATGATTCATACATTGAGAAATTTGATGATATAATATCCGATAAGTTAGATGTGCTCAATAAAGAGAAAACAAATAGATTATCAAAAAAAATAAATCCAAATGACCCGTTGGCAATTCTAAAATCTGTTGTTACTGGAAAAACTTATGAGGGTGCTAAACAATCGCTTTTAAAAAATTCTATTGGAGGTGCAATATATAAAGGTGGTAAGATAACGGATGAAGAAGCAGATACTGTATTTAATCGTCTATATAGAAGTGCAATGGGTGAAACGATGTATAATCTCAATTCAGAAAATAGATATGGAAGATTATCAGATTTACGCAGAAATTCAAACTCCAAAGATTTTGAAGTTCGATATATGAACGATTTTATAGATCATTATGCTGGTCATAATGCAGACAGATTCGCAGATAAAGTTAAAGTTTATCGTGGAGTAAATAATCCACACGTTCCAATACGTCCAGGAGATTTTATTACATTCGATAAAGATTATGCTGCTTCATATAAAAGAGGTAAATATGGAACGGTAATAGAAGATATTTTAAATTCCAAAGATTTAATTGTATATATAATAAATCGTGAAAGTACCGAATTAGTGTATTGGCCAGAAGGACATCAAATTAAAAAATATACTGGAGAAATACCAACATTTAAACAATTTTTTGCTCAAGCAAATTATACTGGATTCCCCGACTCAATACAAGAAACTTATTATAATAAACTGTCAGATGATGAACATGATGATTTAGCAAATACATATTTTTCAATTGGACAAGATGAAAATGTAGATGATAGTTTTTGTTGGATTTGGGATTGGTCTTCTCTATCAATAAAAACAAAACAAGGTGGAACTCATGCTTGTAATTTTGGATATAATACAAAGGACCACACTTATAGTGGTTGGTATGATCCAGATAAAAATATTATATCTATTGTATTCCCCGATAATGAACTTAGAAAACTTGGTGATAGAAAACCTACCGAAGATGATATTCCACAACAAGTATATAAATCTTTAATAAGTAAATTTTCTCATTCAATGCCAGAACCAAAATTTGTAGTATTTGAAAATAAAATATGATCAAACTGAAATCCATATTAGAAAATGTAGATGAGATCCAAGCATATCATGGTACTCCTCATAACATACAAGGTGGATTTAAACTACAAAAAGTGGGTAGTGGCGAAGGTTCTCAAGTATTCGGATGGGGGTTATATTTTTCTGAAAACCCCGAAGTAGCAAATGCATATAAAACTGGTCTTGCCAAATATACATTGGATGGAGAAAATATCTATGATTATTTTAAAAAACAAAATTATCCTGATAGTGCAATGGATTTGGCACATAAGAAAAAAATAACAATAGATGCCGCTGTAGATGAATGGAATAAAATGGTTCCAACAATGTTAATGTTGGATTATATTCATACATATGGTGATAATGCCGAGTATATGTTAAGCACAAAACATTATCAATCATCCATCGACTTATTACACACTCTTGAAAAATCTGGAAGATTAAAAAAACAAAGTAATTTATATACTGTAGATATAGATGTAAATTTAGATACTTTGTTGGATTGGAATGAACCATTAAAGTCCCAATCTTCATATGTTCAGAAACATATACGAAGAATACTACCCAAAACAAAACATCCAAAAATTCTTAAATCTGAACCAAATCCACATACTGAATATGGTGGGGAAAATTATAAATGGATAATTATTGCAAAAACGCCATATGGTGAATCGACGTTTCATGGAAAAGATGAGAATGATACTTTGGACGCCATTGAAAAATACACTAAAGAAGAAAATGAAAAGTTTGATGATAAAGGCGGGGATTATATTTATCATTATATACAACATAGAGGAGATCCAAAAAAACAATCTTGGACGAATTCATTATATGTATCATCAATGATATTATTAAAATTAGGAATTCCAGGAATAAAATATTTGGATAAGTTCTCAAGAAAACTTAATAGGGGAACTTATAATTATGTTATTTTTGACGAATCCAAAATAAAAATCATTGCTGCTAATGGAATTTCAATATCTCCAAAACAGGCAGAACAAGATGATTTAATAATGAAAATAAATTCAAATGATTAAACTTACACATTTATTGGGGGATAAATATTATAGGATGATGAGTATTGACAAATCCTATAGATGGAGTAGATTAAACGAATCTGTTAAAAAAGATGCTCCTCCAGTTATTTTAGGAGCAATTTCATCTTATGGTGAAATTAAAGCAGTCGCTGGTATGGATGATAATTCAAAACATCCACCAGAATGGAGATCATATGATAAATGGAGATATGTTCCTGATATTGAATATTTGAATTTTTGGGAAACTCCTAGTGATAAAGAAAAAGAGTTAGTAAAAGATTATTTGGAAAGTCGTGGATATCCAGTAAAATATTTTAATGTTTATACTGCAAAACCTATTGAAGAAGAATTAGTTATGGAAGCATCAAAAGATAAAGAAGCATTGGATTTTTTAAAGAAAATGGTTCAGATTGGGCCATTTAAAAATAAAGTATTTCTCGCTGGTGGGGCAGTAAGAGATATGGAATTGGGGAAAACTCCAAAAGATTTGGACGTTACCGTTATAGGTGATGTTAATGGAGGACTGAATTTTGCAATTTGGCTCGCAAAACAAATGGGTAATTACAAAGGACCATCCAACCCATTGCCTCCCCCTCCACATAATGTAGAAGTTGATTCTAGAGGTGTACCCTCTTTTAGTGAAGATGCTGATGCGTTGGGAGCATACTTAGAAGTTTATAATAATTATTATTCACAGTTTTCAAATCCAGTATTATTTCCTAAGTTTGGAACCGCAAAAGTAAGTTTAAGTGGACAGCACAATGGGGTTTCACTTGATGGGATGGATGTTGAGGCAGTTGCTTCTCGTAAAGAAGTGTACACTCCTGGTTCTAGGAAACCTCAAGTATTTCCTGGAACATTGGAAGATGATGTACTTAGACGAGATTTTACTACCAATAGTCTTTTAATGGATTTGACCACGGGAGAAGTACTGGATTTAACTGGACATGGAAAAGAAGATATAAAATTAGGAATTCTTCGCACAACGTCAAATCCAGAGGTAATCTTTAGAGAAGATCCCTTGCGCATGATGCGTGCGGTAAGATTTATGGTTCAGAAAGGATGGAAAATAGATCCAACCACAGAAGAAAGTATTCGTAAAAATGCCGAATGGTTAAAACATATCTCTAAAGAACGTATTCGTGACGAACTTAGCAAAATGTTAGTAACATCTAATCCTGAAGGAGCCATACGAAAATTACGTGATTTAAATATGCTTCCGTTTATTGCTCCCGAATTACAGCAAGCAATTGGAATGACTCAGAATGTACATCATACTCATGATGTATTTGATCATACAATGGAAGTATTAAAAAATACTAATCCTGAACTTGTTCAGAGATTAATGGCATTATTCCATGATATTGGAAAAATAGCAACTCGTTCGGAAACACCAACGGGAGTGCATTTCTATGGGCATGAAGATGCTGGTGAAGATATTGTTGACAATATATTGCGAAATTTAAAATACCCAGTTGAAATAATTCAGGCAGTAAAACAGGGGGTTAAAAATCATATGCGTCTGAAACAGGGTGGTGATAATGCAATCAAATTATCTGATAAATCATTGCGCAAATTTAAAATTGAACTTGGTGATAATTTGGAGAATGTTTTGAACTTAATCCATTCGGATAATATTGCTCACGCTTCAGCGTCTAGTATGCCGAATCAGATAGATATTGTTCGTAAACGTCTTAAATCACTTGATGTACAGGTGAAAAAACCAAATTTACCTATTAATGGTAATGATATTATTTCAATGGGTGTTCCCGCTGGTAAACGAGTTGGGGAAATATTAGCGGTTATTACTGACGCATGGTTTGAAAACCCCAATCTAACAAGAGAAGATGCAGTTTCTATAGTACAGAGAATGATATGATTAAACTAAAATCACTTTTAAAAGAAGATTCTGGAGGATATGAATTTGTTGGATTCCATCGTCAACAACACGCCAGACCTTCTAGTAGAGATGATGTGTTTTTAGTATCCAAAGGCAATGGGGGGAATTATTATGGTAAAGAGTACTTCATAGAAATATTAGAATCATTATATAATAATGATAGAAACGAAGCAGCGCAACTAGGATGGATGGATTATGATTGGTCAAATGTTTATTCTGATGATTATGAAGAAATGCAATCTAAAGTATCTGACTGGTTAAATGGAAAAGGATATAGATGGATATTTGTTACCGAATCCAGACCCCACGATATTGAAGGATATGGAAAATATATATATAAAATATTCTTTAAACCATCAGATATTCTCCATGTGTTTGATGATCCTTTTGGTGCAAATGATATTGCATATGCATATGTATATAATATAAAAAATCCACCACGATTTGAAAAATATGATCAAACTTAAATTTATGCTGAGTGAAGGTGTTCGACTTGATTTTATAAATAATAAAATACGAGCACTGGAAGATGAATGGGATAAACTTGATTCTCAAGGAAGTGGATTTTCACGTCAACAAGAAATTGCAAAAGAAATAACAACATTAAGAAACGAGAAACAAAGTTGGGAAGATTATTATAAAATACATAATGGATCTTTAACAGAAGATACAAATAATAATTTATCAACCGAAGTTAAAAACTTAGAAACTCAATTAATATCTGAGTTTCCCCAAATAGATATATTACAATTATATCTTAGAGTAAATGGAAGTTTGTATATTGGAAATATTAAAATAAAAAAAGAATTTCGTGGGCAAGGAATTGGAAGACAAATTATAAATAGAATTAAAAAATTTGCAGATAATCATGGATTAATAATTTCACTTACACGGGAATCAGAACCCGAGTATAAAGAAAAACTGAGAAAATTTTATAAATCAGCAGGATTTATAGATAATAAAGGTAGAAATAGAGACGACTCTTTATCTAGTATGTTTGGGAAATCCATGTACAGGAAACCTAATGTGAATGAAGAATCCAATAATAAAATAGAGGTTCCAGAAGAACCAGGAACAGTTTCCATTCCATCAAACTATATTAGATTATATCATTATACAAAAGCAACTGATATGGACAAAATAAGAAAAGAAGGATTGAAATTATCAAATGCTAGAGGACATACATATGGAGAACCTGATGTTATATGGTCTTCTACTTATAAACCAGAAAGATATCCATTTGTAGAATTTGCTGTTGCAATTAATGATCCAAGAATTTCCAGAGATGCTAATATAATTGATAGGGAAACTCCCACAGAAGTAATGAATAAAAATTTACACATTACATTTCGTGGAGATATATTACCATCAGAATTCATAGCAATACATGAAGGTTGGCATAAACACTATAGATATATAATTAATGAAAAAGATGTTGTTGAAGAAGTCCTTAGTGGAAAACTTGATTATTTAATAAATGACAAATTTCCAGATGAAGCTAAAGCAATTTTAGCAATAAAACAAAACTTTGGAAAATAAAGTTTATCTAGTTTTTGTAAAATTAACAGGATCAATAACTGCTTGCGGTTTGCCTTGAACACTTTTTGGATATCCTTTATCGTCATATACTCTTTGATGGTATGGTTGACGAATATATTCTTGAAGTTTTGGATGTTCCAATGCTTCTTTAAAACTATCCTTCCAACTTTTTTGAACTGGATTGCAAGCATTGGACAATTGAACATCTCCATGAATTTCACTTGCTAAAGATTTCCAAGTAGTAAATGCTCTACGTCTATGTTTCTCTCGGTCTTCACCGTGTTTGTTATGATAATGAACTTCAAATTTTAATTTACTATTATCTTCAAATACCGCAATAATATGACTGTTTCCCTCATAGAGTCTATATTCTTTGTTTAAATGATGATAATCTTCCATTAGATCACGTTTAGGATCTTTCTCTACATCATCTTCACACATTACATCAAATGATGGGTTTGATTTAGCAAATCTATCTAATATTTCATATAATCTACCAACTCCTTCTTGAAGACTACCAGTTCTACTATCTGAATATGTATCTCCTGGTTCTGGAGCATCGGTTGTGGTTGGTGTCTCTGGAGTTATTGCTTGTTTTGATGATGGTTTAGTTACAGGATGTTGTGGTTTATCTTCTGGTTCTGGTGCATCTGGTTCAATTTTTGTTTTTAAATATTCTGATAATGCACATAAATGTTTGCAAAGTCCTACTCCAAAATCCCCAACTCCTCCCTGAGAACGTGGTTTCCATTTTTGACCATTGTTATCATTTCCATGTCTCCAGTCTGGAGTTCTTCCAATTCTTCCTACATCTGCCTTTGCATTGTTATATGCATATCTAAATCTATAATCTGGACAATCACAATCAACCATACAATCCAAATCATCCGCACTATCTTTTTTAGATACATCATCTTTAAAGAATTGAACATACCCATGCCAAGGATTCCCCGTTGTAGATGGATTTGATTTATATCTAAATGTCCATGCTTCTTGTCCATCTATTGTAATTACTTTTATTGGTCTAACATTAACATCATGTTTACCACGCTCCTGTCTTCCCGATTCACTTCCCGCTAATAAAGCTCTGAATGACATTCTTTCTGTCAATAATTGTGTAAGAAGATTTGAAAATGATAATTTAGTTTCAATTAAATCATCGTGAGGAATATCAGCACCAGTATAACCAAACTGTAGTTTTAAATATGGTTTTTCAGGAACCGTTCCTGACAAAATCTTATTCCCCATTATTTCATATCCACCAGTAGAAGTATCATATAACCATCTTCTTTGATAACGAGTTAGTTTTTTCCACGGTATGTTTAAAGTATCAAAATATAAAACACCTTTTGAAGGATATATCATAATCCTAACCCATCCCATATTATATATCTTGTCGGAAATTTGAATTCCATGTTTAAGTGATTGTGGGGATTCATCATTATTCCATGGTATTTTTAAAAATCTTGCTGCCCAATCCGTATGGGTATCATTTACATAATGACATGTGCCACTTGGATCTAACCATCCCGCTACAAAACCGTTTACAGATTTACTCATAATATTTCAACATATAAATATCAAATTTTAATATTAAAACTTCTCTTTATACTGTTTCTCTTTAATCCATTTCCACCCAAGAGTAAGAAATTCCGCATACTCTTCATGTTTTTGTCCATACCATCCACATGCAAACGGAGGATGTGACTCAATAAGTTCAATATCTCCATTTTCAAATGATCCAAAATCCGCAGTCCCACACCAATTTTCTGGCCATTGTATATCAAGACTTGGTGCATTAATAGGTTCATCATCATCTCCCCAATACCAATATGCTCCTATAAGTTTACCATATGCAATATAATATCTCCATTCATTTGTAAATTTTACTATATCAGAACATATAAATGGTCCTTTCTTTTTACCATGATATTTTCCAGATGTTATAAAACCAGTAAATCTCTTATGTCTATCAGATGGTTTTATAAATACTTTTTCAAGTGGCCATTTGTCTTGTGTCCATACGTTTCTAGTAACCCATTTACTTAAAAACTTTGGAAAATAATCAGGAGTAATAGTCTCTCCAATAACTTCAGATACCCAAGGAACAGTTCCACTCGGAACCCATCCTTCAGGTACATCTTTTGATCTATATATCATTTTTACTGGAATTTGTTGTAATGCTCCAACAATAGATAAACTTTTACCTTCCCAATCAGTTAGAGTTTTCTGTATAGCAAATCCGTTACAATAATTTTTCCAATTCATGATATCACATTCCACTCTATCCAATCATTTTCAACAATTTCAGATAGTTTATTAACCACTTTATTTTTATCACACGCATACAATCCCGCTGAAGAAAATGAATTGATTTCTAATAACCAATAATTTCCATCACTATCTTGACAAATATCTATACAAAATATAGAATCTGGATAATATCCTATTTTTATAAGTTTATTACATAGTTCTATAGATTCTCTCGGAACACTTGGAGTAACTACAGATTTTCCATCTTGTCTATATGTTGATTGTGCTATAATTTCTCCATCTTTAGATACTACAAACCTTCCCTCCCATTGTATATTTTTAGGAGTAGATACTACAACCAAATCATGTTCTATAAATTTCTGTGCCTCACAAAATCTATCAATATCTCTTGTCTCTATTAATTTTGCTTGAAACGTTTTCTGTCCACTGTCGGGTCTTAAAAAAATATATCCTTCTTTTCCATATATATTTATAAAAAATTCTTTTTGTCTATGAAATTCTTTAAGTGAAATAATGGAATATTTATCATTAAATAAATACTCTCCAAAATGAGTCATGTATTTTGAACAAAGATACTTATCATTACTCCCATATGAAACTGGAAAACAATGATGTAAATGTTGTTGTACGATTGCAGTCATATTTATAGATCCTAAAAATATAACTGGTTCTTTATCTGTATAACCATCCAACATTGAATATTTAAAATCTCTCTTAATCTCTAATAAATCTCCACCCTGCTTCTTAATCTCTTTCACTAAATCCATATAGCTGGATTCATGTGTAAAATTTTCTACTATAAAACGTGTTTTCATAATTTATTTTTTATATGTTGTAAAGCACATTGTCTCGTAATACAATAATCTTGTTTTTTACTACTCTATTCTTTTCGACATAAATGAGACCATTTAAACCTCCGTTTACAATATGGACATTTTACTTTTGTTACAGTTTTCATAATTTATTTTTTTTACGATTCACCAAATACCACTCCAACGGTTCCCATATAATAAAATAACATACTACTAAACCAATTATTATACAATCAAATATCATAATTTATTATCTCTTATTTTCTTTTTATAATATTTCACTGCCGTCATCCCTATACTATATTTATCGGCAATATTTTTCATACTATACTTACCAGATTTTATATCTGTTATTACTAATGGTTTTATTTCCCTCATACGAGATTTAACTTCTGAAATTTTATCACGAGTTTTTTGTGGTGTAACCCCCTTTGGAACTCCTTTTTGACCATTATCATATATATGGTTTATATCTCTATTCATCAACATTGATCTTCGGTTATTAAACTTTTTCTTTCCTTCTCTTATACCACATCTATCAACAAACCATTCTAAAGTATATCGTCCAACTGCTTTGTTTTTCTGTTTTTGTATTGCTTCATCACTATGAGTTTTTCCAAACATTCCATTGTTTTCCCCGTGACTGACTATTTTCATTTTTTCTATGAAAGCATCTCTGTTTGGATTATATGTTATATTATCCCCACCTTCGGCAACAGGACATATATTATATCCAATATTTCTTTCATAAGGTTTTAATGTATCTAAATAATATTGCTCTCGCTCAAACAATTTGATTTTATATGGTTCTACTACTTCAAGTATTGTAAATACAAATTTGTCCTCTCCGTGAGAATTCCACGAATGCTGTAGTTTAGGATTTATATGAATGTTAAGTGTTAATTCTCGTTTATGATCATACCATCGCTTATCAAAATTTTTAGCACTGCCGATGTAAAATTTTCCATTATCCATATTTGTTATCTTATATATTCCACTACTCATAATAATAAATATAACAGAGTTTTATGGATTGGTCAACTTATTATAAAATAAAAAGGACTTCCATTGGAAGTCCTTCGTGATTAAATATTTATACGTTAAATATTAGACCTGATTTGTATCAGATACATATATAAGTCCGTAAAATTCGGGGCGTACAATTTTCTTTGCATACCTGGTCATGACACCCCGTCTCGGTGTGAAATTAACAGGATCATACACTAAAGGTGTCTGAATCAAAGGAATGTATGGAGCATACACTGCACCAGTTTCAAGGAAGTTATTTCCACGGAAACCGAGCAAGATCAAATTTTCTTGCATGTATGGATTTTTGTAAACTTGGAAGCGACTTGCGAAGCTACCAACTCTACTTACGCCCATTGCGAACTTAGCGGAATCACCATCGGTATTAACAACGAATCCAGGGATTGATTCCAAGATAGTTGCAACATCTGGTCCTACGACCATGAAGTTAGCACCACCACGGAGGGTCAATTGGTGAATTTTGTTAGATACTTTTTGGATCTTGTTACCAAGGGTTTGGTACCAAGTTGCTTTGGTGTAATATCCACCTGCGCCTGCGGTAACTTGATCAACAACTTGATAGCTGTTAAGACCAGTCTTCATAATCTCACGATTAAGACGTGCGCTCCAACGTTCTTTGTTAATGTTTGGGGCATTAACAATAAGCATGTCCAAGATTTCCAAGTCAATTTCCATGGAAACATATTCAGACAATAATGCTGTTAATTCTGCTTCAGCATCAACACTATGGTAAGCATTAAGATCTTGAGCAAGCTCAGGAGTCCATACTGCTTTCAATTTACGTGTTTTTGCGACGATAGGCTCAGAACGCAATTCAAGGTTGACTTCAGGAATACCGATATCCTTATTCAATCCAGTATCCGTTGAACTAGATTTTCCAAGTTTATCTTCAAAGTCACCACGATTTTCTGGTGTAGGTTGCAAACTCAATACAACAGATGCAGTTGCTGCCCCTGCGGCCAACGCTGCCATATTTGCATTAGATGCAGAAACAACGAATGTTATCTCCTGTCCATTGATACGAGTAAACCCTGGAAAATACGTGACGAATGAGCCTGCGGTTCCAGCATTAACTGGAACGAAACTACGTGCTGCGCTATAATCAGGATACGATGAAGAAGCTGCTAATACTGTGGATTTAAGAGCAGATGTAGTAAGAGTATATAAATACCCCGATGCTAATGATGAAGATATGTTTGATCCAACTGGGTCATTTGCATTACCAGTATCAAAGTTAATATCTGCAATAGATGCTGTTCCAACACTAACGGTAAGGCCATTAATTGTTTGGTCATTGATTGTATAAGAATAACGACCAGGACCATATAAACCACCAACTGGAGCATTGGTTGAACCAAGTTTCCATTGACCATTTACATCATTACTACCACTAATCCCACCGAATAACGATGAATAGTTAGTTGCGGAGTCTGCTGAGAACGGTCCCGCATTTGTTCCATACTTGAAATCAAGATAGAAGACTAATCCACTAGGAAGATTCATTGGTTGAACCGAGACGAATTCCTTTGCGGCGATTTCAGCAAACACACGGCGAACTAGTGGGAGAGCTACCCCTGCCCATTGTTCTGAGTTGGTTTGAGTACCCGTTACTGAGGACTCTTCAATAAGTTGTTTTGCTTGGTTTTCAAGCAAGACTGACATATTAGATTTTTCCATGTCAGTCTTAAGTCCTTCAAGCAACCCAGTTTTGTCCCATTTAGAGACTAAACCACGGGTTTCCGCCATCAAGCGAGCTTGTGGATTAAGAGCATTTGTTAATAATTCTTTTACATTATCCATATATTTTTTTATTTAAGTTATTCCCGCAAAGTTATTTCTTTTGTTCACTACGAATGCCTGCGAGTTGTTTCATTCTACTAGCGAATTTGCCTTCAGAAATAATTTCCTTTGGCTTGGTTGAGCCGACTGGCTGGGATGAGAGACCTTCAGTGATGCTTCGAACTGTAGAATTGGTCGTTGCTACGACTTTCTTCTTCATTTCACTTCCACCGAAATTTAATGACTCTGCAATGTTAGCGTAAGTCAACTTCACTTCACGAACGTTTTTGGCAAGGTCAAACATTTCAACGATACGCATTTTATGTGTATTATTCATGTTGTATTCTTTAAATAGCTTGTTCGTGTAAAGCAATTTAGCATTCAACAAGTTGACCTCATTAAGTTGTCCTTTAACATATCTAATGACATCTTCTGCTTCATTAAGTTGTTTATGTAAAGATTGATTTTCTTGCAAAGCCACGGTGTTTTCAAATTCACCTTTTGAATTTGGACGTGTCGCTTTGAGTAATGGACCAGATGTTCCACCAAAAGATGGTGTGGACAAATTAGATGATGTAGCATTTTTCGCCTGATTTGGACGAGTTGCTTTAGTTGCATCTTCTGGACCAACTTTAGTTCCTTCTGGAGAAGGCATACCTTCTTGTTTAATTCCACCAGTTTCAAGTTTTGAAGTAGAATTTGCAGATGCTGATGGTTTCTTGTTATCAGATCCACCTGCTTTTCCACCAATTGCGGAAGAAGATAATTTTTTCTGTTCATCAAGTTTATCTTCTTTTTCCTTCTCGTCTCCTTCAACTTCGTCTTTAAGACTTTCCAAAAGTTCATTTAAATCAACATCTTCATCCGTTTCTTCTTCACCAGATACTGGTGGAACATCAGAAGGAGGAGTTGATTGTGGGACTTCTCCACCCATTGGTGCGGCAGGTGCTCCTGGTGCTTCTCCTGGTGCTCCAAATTGTGGTGGGACTTCTCCACCCATTGGTGCAGGTGCTCCAAATTGTGGTTGGGTACCAAATGGTGCAGGTGCTCCAAATTGTGGTGGGACTTCTCCACCCATTGGTGCTCCTGGTGGAACTCCTGGTGCCGTTGGCATAGGAGGAGGTACAGATCCTGGTGCTCCGAATGGTGATGGTGCGGCAGGTGCTCCAAATTGTGGTTGTGCTACAGGTGCTCCTGGTGCTCCGTCCATAGGTGCGTTATCCCCATCTGGTTCTGCATGAGGTTCTTCGCCTACTTCAGATTCAAGTTCTTTAATAAGTTCATCAATTTCTTGATCTGATACATTTTCTTGAGATTTCATTTCTGGTTCCCCATTTGAGTTAGATCCCATTTCGGCATCTTCTTTTAATTTTTCAGCAAACATCGCTTGATATCTCTCGGAGAATGCTTCTTCAAGAGCTACTTTTGCATTTGCAAGTGCGGTTTGACGTACTGCTTTTGCATCGGCAATTGCTTCTTTTAACAAATTACTATCCATAATTATTTATTTCCTTATTAGGTGTCTGAACTTATTGGAAGTTCAATTAAGGTTATTTGTGAAGTAATTTAAACATATTAAATTATCACAATTTAAAACGGCGACCTTAACGGTCATTTGGCGGCATATGAGAAATGCTGCATTTCTAAGATATAAATATGAATAAAAAAGTGAAAATGATAAAAAAATATGATATTTATTAATATGAATGAGAAATATCGTTCATATAATCGTAATATTGGAAGAATAATGCATCTATAAATAAAAGAACATAACTTATCCACCAATGGTGCTAATACTTATAGGTAGTTCAATATTTATCTGTTAATGAAGGGAAAGAGTAATTCGATGTCATCTAAACTAAAAAAAATTAAACAACTAATTAAAGGCGGAACTTTGTCAGAAAGACAGAAAAAAATGCTTTTGGTTGGATTAAAAAAAATAAAAGAATGCACAGGAAATATTGGTGGAGAAACGGATATTACAAATGCCGACAATTTAGTAGCGGAGGATGAATTTACTGCGGCAACCAAACCAGAAAGAAATATTATTGCTAAAACGTTTGATACTAAAGCAGATTTTGATAGTTATGTTAATCAACGTAGAGGAATAGAGATGACTTCTAAAGAACAAGAAGCATTAATAACAGAAGAATTGCCATCACAACAATCAAATTCATCTGGAAATCCTGAAATGAATAATACAAATGGAGAAGAAGATTTTACCGTTAATGATCCAATTCGTATTACAAAATCTATTACTTTTGTTGATGATACTGAAGGAGCAGATATATTGGCAGATTTAATTGAAAAATTGGAACTCCAAACATCAAAACCAACTCAACAAGATAAATTTTTTGTTAAATATGAAATAACTGATAATTTTGGAAAAAATGAAACAACGGTTATTAAAAAATTAAAAGAAGGTAATCAATATTGTTGGACTGCATTTTCTAAACATGAAAGTGCAGAAGATGAAGGAAAACCCGAAGGTTCTGAAGAAGATTCACAAGAATTAAACAATAAATAAATATATGATTATATATAAAACTACTAATCTTATAAACGGGAAAATTTACGTTGGAAAAGATGTTAAAAATAATCATTCCTACATTGGATCTGGATTTATTTTTCGTATATCTGTGGAAAAATATGGTAAAGAAAACTTTAAAAAAGAAATATTAGAATATTGCCATACAATAGAAGAATTAAATAAAAAAGAAAAATATTGGATTAAAACTTTAAATTCTACTGATAAAAATATTGGATACAATATAATGGAAGGTGGACAGGGTGGAAATTGTCATAACTATAAACGTGGACCAGAACATTATCTTTATAGGAAACCCTTGCCACAAAAAGTTAGAGATGCCGTATCATTAGCAAATACACAAAGACCTAAAGTATATGGAGAATGTAATAAAACTTACAAAAAAGTAGATGATAAAATAAAAATAATGATACTGGATTTATCCAAAAATATGGGAAGAGACAAAATATACAACACATTGACAAGTATGGGGGTTAAATGTCCTCCTAGAAGAACTATTGGTCGAAGATTGAAAGAATGGTCTATTGCCTGAATATTTATTATTATGATAAAACTTACAGAGTTAATGCATTCCATTAAAAATGAAGAACAATCGAATTTGATATCGGTGGACGATTGGCGTTGGCCAGATGTAGAACATCTTGTAAACATGGGATTTGAGTTTGGCGACGATTATACAATGATAACTACCAAAACCCCAAAATTAAAAATTTACAAAAAGAAAGATACGGATGAAAATAAAAAAATAACATCCTATTTCTATATTGAAGAAGAAGATAAAGATAGAAAACCAAAAAGATTCAAAACTTTTAATGATGTCATTGATTATTTTGATACTTATTCCCAACCCGAACTAGATAAAAACAAGTAATAATGACATTGTCAGATATATTTATAATCATATGAGCATTCCTAAAACGACAAAATTTACACTAAAACGAATTGTAGAAGGTATAACCAATGGTACTATTCCTAACAATGGGTTTGGTGAAGAAGTAAAACGACTAACGCCAGAACAAAAAAATAGATTGGTAGAGATGGCATCTAATTTTGAAAACTATGGCGAATGTTTAAGAAATGAAGAATCTATTGTTAATTCGGCTAAAGGATTAACAGAGTTGTCTGAATTGGCAGAACAATACGCATTAAATGAATGTGGTGACGCTTTCCAACGAAATATCGTGGAAAGAGACATGAAAGAATTGAAGAAACGTGTAATGGAACATACCAAAATTGCTAAAGAATGTTATGCTCGTATGCAGCAATTAGGAGTATCTTATCAAGACATTGGACATATACTTGGACGTTATTATAATTTGAAAAAAGCAAAATCAATGGATCAAGATTATACTTCTCCAGGAGATTCTAAAGTAATGAATGAAGGAGATCATGTATGCGCTTGGTGTAAGAAAACATTAACACAGAATGCTATCAATGGAAAACGTGATACCCACGGAATTTGTCCAGAATGTAAATCTAAATTTTTTGGTTCAGGAGATACTTCTAAAAAAGAGATTCCTGTTTCCAAGTAATTATTTTAAAGCATAATTAAAATTAAAAGTTATGGCAAGAGGACATCAATATTATATTGAAAACAAAGAGAAAATAAAAGAACAACAAAAACAATATTGTATTAAAAATAAAGATTCCATACGAGAACGAAAACGACTAGCACATTTTAATAGAAAGTATAATTTGTCTATATATCAATATGAACAAATGTTTACATCTCAAAATGGAAAATGTGCTATATGTGATGTTGATTTAAAAACTCTTGATAGAATCAATATTCATATAGATCATGATCATAAAACAAAATTTGTTAATACCAATGTGAATTGATTTGCCATTTGAAGAATATTTTCAAATGCTCTTTTTTTAACTTCTAAATCATCATTATTGATATATTCTTTTTCTTTTACATCTTTTAATTCTTCGGATTTAAGTTTTAAATTCCAGAATTGATAACCTCCTCCATTCTCTCTACCCTTGGCATCAACAATGATAATTGCTTGACGTGAAGTATCAAAACAAAGTTTTCTTAGTTCTTCTGCTTTCTCCAATATCATTGCTTCAACATCCGATAGTCTATCGGTGTCAGTTATTTTTTCATCAGAAACGTTTGTGTGTTTAATAATCATAATTAAAATAAATCTCCTCGTTCAATCATTTTTAAATCTTTTCTTACATTCATTAAAATTTTACCCAAATTATTTTCTCCATTACCATCTACATCAGTTCCCAAATTATGTTATTAGACATATTTTTCCAGTTTTTTGGTTCTTTCATTATATCTGTAAAAATCACACCTGAGATACTCCATTATTTCTCTCATTCTTTCAACATCTCTTTTTTTGAGAGAGTTATCAATGTTATAGTGTTTCTTTTCATCATACTCTACTATGATGTTTCGGGTTGGTTCGTAATAATCAACAAAATATCCAAGATGTTGAACAAAAAATTCCCCATTCTTCGACGCATATAATCCATTCCATCCCATTTCCTTCTCTAAGATATTAAAATATTCACATGCTCGTTTGTTATATCGTGGAGCGATAGACCCATTATTTTCAATGATATGTCGTATTTTCGCCAATCTCATTTTTCGTTTTGTTTCGGGTGATTGTATCCTCCCAATCAATCCTTCGCTGATATGTTCTCTATGCTCTTGTGAGATTGGCACTGCCCATCTTAACTCGTGTAGTTTTTGTTTATGTTCTTCTGAACAATGGGAACCAAAATTTGGACATAAAGAACCTGTCAACCCAAACATGGGATTTCGTTCCCCTAAAAATCTATTTCGTTTTTTGTTTCTCGTTTCTTCACTATCAACTCTACCCGTATGAGTTATTCTGGCTATTTCCCTAACATATTCTGGACAAGGTTTTCCATAGTTTGGATTATTTTCACCGAGGTTGGAACATCTTTTACAAACTTGATTCAGTTTGTTTGCTACTTTCAATCCTTTTTTGGAGGAATAATAAAGAACGTTTTTACAACTCGGACAACTACGATGATATTCACTTTTAGCAATCATATATATAAATATAATGCCAATGGGTTAAACATCTAAATACTCCAAAAAATATTCATCATCTTCTATCATACTTCACCAGCTTTCTGACATTCTTCAAAATATTTTCCTTCTTCACCACAAGCATCCGTGTCTGCGTAAGGTTCTCGTTCCATCCAACAATATAATCGACCCACCACCGTTTCATCTCCATTTATTAAATTTATTCGTATATCCGGAGGAATTCTTAAACACGGAACACTTGAGAGAGTATAATATCCAAAAATTTTATTATAATCGGGTTGATTATATCCACAATGCTTACAATTTTTACACAATTTCATAATCCTCTAAAACTTGTTATTTCAAGTGCTTTCCAACAAAGTTTACAGTATTTAATTCCATCACGTATATAATTCTGATTTTCTGGATGGGGACACGTATGTTGTTTTAATTCGTGATATAAATCATGATCTACTACAATATTACTCTTGGCACCTTTATCAACTGTTTCATCTACATAAGAATGTGCGATTTGATTGATAATAATGAATTCATTATCCATAATTTCATCACAATTATGTATAAATTCACATCCTGCTTGAAATTGTTTTTTATCTTCTTCAGTTGGAACAACAATTGTGAAATCTACAAATGGAATTTTAGAAGTATCCTTAATATTCTTTTTATACTTTCGCATTCTTTTTTCGGGTGGAACCCATTGAGAATCGTATTTTTTAGTTATTTTTTTCATAATTTAATCGAATTTAAAATTGGCATATATAAATCATAACATATTTTATTAGCAACATTTTTATCATATTCATATATAACCTTAATATTATTATATGATTCTATTAAATTTTTTTCATACATATCCATTAAACTTAATATATCTTCTTTATTATAGATTCCGGGTGTAGTTTTAATTTTAAATAATATATCGTCTAAATCATATTTTCTAATGTTAACAGGAAAAATTCCACTTTGAAAGAATATTTTCCCACATAAACACAATCTTAAATATTGAACTAAATTTTTATGACTATATCCATACTTATCTAGTGATTGTTTACGTTTACTGCCCAATAATCCAGTTCTTTCTCCCAACACCAATCTTTTTTCTGAAAAACAATATCCTTTTAAACATTTGAATAGTTTGTGTGAGTCAATTAATTTATCTTTATATGATTGTATATGTTTAAATTCATCTGTGATTTCTATCCATTTTTCATTATACAACATTTCTAAACACATTGTATTTCCATTGGAAAGTAAAAATAAAAAGTGACGCAATTCCCACCCAAAAGAATCTTCTTCGGCAGTTTGTTTTGATTGATGATCATGTCTTTCTAATCCAAAAATCTTGGATGGTTCATCATGAATAAAAACATACCGATCATCTATATCAGATGATGGGGTGTTTAACCCATATGAATAACTTCCGCCTAAATATTTTGCTAATATTTTCATTTTCTAACACACAATATAACAGATTGTAGAATACTGTCAACTCCAAGTTTTCACTTCCTCATCAAGATTATTTAATTCTTTTTCCGTAACAATATAATAATGATATCCAAATTCTTCACAATATTTTTCTGCGGCAGCTTTTTTCTTTATATTGTTATTATATGGCATCATACTTATGGGTTTTATTTCTATTATATGATTACCATTCACTACAAAATCGGGTATATATTGGTGTATATTATTATCATATATATATGGAATAGAAAATGATGGTTTAGTCAATGTTTTTATAGCAGAACAATTTTCACAAAATTTTAAAAAATTTTCCTCATAAGAACTTTGAAAATAGAAATTTATATTGAATTTTTCGCTATAAAAATAACCAGTTTTACAATTGCTATATGGATTTAACTTCCCATTTAAATATGCCTTGGTTGCTTTATCAGATGCCATTTTACTCCACTTTTTATAATATTCTGGATTTTTAAGTTTTTCCTTCATGTTCTTACTTATATTTTCAGAATATATTTTTCTATTATTTGGACTTTTATTCAACCATTTAACAAGTGGATTTTTGTCTCCATTAAAATCGGCGTGATTTTCGGACATTTGTTTTTTCGTTTTTCGAGAGTGTTTTTTTCCATAAAATGGATTTTTCTCTCCCATCATTGCATCCGATATTTTTTTCTTTTGTTCTTCTGATACCACAAATCCGGGAATTCTTCCACAATTAGCATCTATACATGATTTGGATACTTTAACTTTTACATTATTAGAAACAAATTTTGTATTTGGATATTTTTCTAATATTTCTGTCGGAGTTATATCGTGTATAATTCTTATGTGAGACATTAAAGATTTAAATTTTTTATAGCAAATAGGACAAGATATTAATTTATTCATATGTTATAAATATAAGCATATCCAGTAAAAGTATATAATATTTATAAAATAATATAACAGATTATGAAGTGTTGTCAAATTCATTTTATCTCTTTGAATGGAGGAGGGCATAGAAGATTTATATATATCATTATTTTATTATAAACCATATCATCTTTACAAAAATTATATTTTTTTGTGGAAATTTCATTAACCCATTGTCTAAGGTCTGTCCCAAATTCTTCACTTCTGGCTTTGGCATCGCAACAAAACTCTGCCAAATATACCTCGGGCATATCTCTTATCCCGCCAGCCCATGATTCAGGATGATGTTTGTTTGTTTTTTGATGATGTTGAATTGCCATTCTCATTTTAAGTTTAGCATTTTCCTGTTTAATATCTGATGGTTCTGAACTGGATAAATTATCAAATTCTATTCCATAAAATTTACTTGTATCATGAACGTATCCATTAGCAATTAACTGTCTCCCCAAGTCTATTTGACCATTTTCTATAAGTTTCTCACCCAAAACGAGACAATTATCTTCTACATTTCTAATATGCCGAGTCAAACCACGGATTTTATCCATAGTTATTTCGGCTTCTTTTTTAATACGGTCAATACGTTTCATATATTTTCTTTTGGTCTATGACGGATTACCAATCCTGAAATTGTATAGGTATCATCAACCATATGTGTATCTTGGTTCACTGATCCATGCCCCTCGGGGCGAATAGTTATTATTTCTCCCTCCTCACCAACTTCAGACATTTTTTCTTCAAAAAACCCAATCTCTGCCATAAGATATCCATCTTCAATCCTAAAATTTTCTGCGACACCTACGATATCGGTTTCTACATGAGTCATTGCGGGGGCGTTGAAAATTAACATTTTTGGATTTTTGGTTATATCAAAATGCTGTTTTAACGCATTCTCTACCACAGCACGAGGATAAATTGTTCCTCTATTAGTGGGATGATATATTTCTAATATTTTTACTGTTACCATGCAGGAAGTCTAACAGATATTACGAAAGGAGTCAAGAAGAGATGAAATTAACTCATTTTAAAATGGATTTTCTCCAGTTTTTATAACCGATTTTATTTTATTTAATGTATTTTTATAAATCACATCTACCCTTGATCTATTTAATCTAAACATAGTTCCAATATCAGCTAAAGAATATCCTTTATTCCGCAGACATAATATCCGATGTTCTCTTTCGCTAAGACCAGTGAGGTTCATATAATAATCTAATTCTGGGGTTCCACTTGAAAGATCTTCAAAATCTTGTTTTATATTTGGATTTTTTTGATAGAAATTTCTCCAAAACTCATTTTCTTGTTTTTTCTTTAATAATTCCCGCTCTTCTTTTCGTTTTTTTCTTGTAGCAACCAGTTCTGGTGAAAGTGGAATTTTTTCTTTTTTAACTGGTATTATGTTTGACATCGGAGGAAAGGGTTCCCATTTTCCCATATGTTTAAACATCCACGTCCCTTTATAATTCGCTATCAATCTACCATTTCCTCCAGTATAAAATTCTCCGTCTTCAGTCAAGAGATAAAATGTAACTGTTGGATCAACTGGTGAAATTTCTTTTTTTATAATTTTCCACGACGAACCAAAACTCCTGTTTACAAGACGAATTGCCATTGCTTCATCGGAATAGGTATCATCTTCTAAAAGAATGTCAGTCAATCGTATCATATTAACCTACACTGCGTTTATACTTGCAATCTGGACATTTGAACACCATCTCATTCATATCTGTATCTGGATGTTCTTCTGTATGATATGCATTGTGTTTTTTACACGAAGGGCATTCATAAAGCTTTCTTTTCTGAGGAACATACTTTTCACCCAATCCAAATTTTGCTAAGAAATCATTCTTTTGATCTTCAGACATTCCATTTACAGCGAATTTATTTGGGTCAAATTGTCCCGATCCTGCTTCTTGTGCATAACGTCCGTGATCTCCTTCTTCTTCTAACTTACGCATACGAGAATTTATTTGCGGATATGGATTATCTTCAACTGGGTTCGGTCCTTGTGAAAGAGGATCAAACCCCTCTGTTAATGTTTCTTTTAAAACATCCATTACACATTCTTTTATAAGTGATGTAAACTCGGATGACTTCTTTCCTTCAACAGTAAATTCACCAGGTATTTTTTTATCAAATGTATCTGTCCACTTTTCATGTGGCATATCAAGTTCATTTACATTTGTTGAAGGTTCTGCCAACACTTCTGCAATACATTCTTTAATTAAATTTTTGAATGATTGTTTGGATATCATAATATTATCCCAATTCCGTTAAAATATTTCTAATAATATCATCAGTACGTTCCCATTTATTGGTTACTGGATTTCTTACAATACCTTCAGCAATAGGAACTTGTCCACTTGGAAACATAAATGCTCCTTGTGTTGATGGATTAGATACAAAATCAAATGCGATTAATTCAAAATCATCACCGACAACTGCTGAGTTTTCAGAAATCTTTTTAAGGGTTCCAAGTCCACGACTAGAAATACCTAATTTAATACCGTTTCTAAAAAGTTCACGAAGAATGTTTCCATTTGGAGTTGTCAAAATTTCAACAGTTCCAATCAAATCATCACCTTGCCAATGCATCTCAACAACGTTATGAGATACGTTTTTAAGATTAACGACTGAAGATTCTGGATGGTCTAATTCACCCATTGCCCTACGATCGGCAATGAACGTTTGAGCATATTTTGCAGCTTCACGTATTAAAATTTCATCAGGATAAATCCTACCATTTTGATTCTTTTTGCCTTTACGTTGCAAAACACCAGATACTTTAAATGGTTGATTTGGATGGTCGGATGATTCTCTTAGCAGTCTGGGATCTGCTTCAAAAGTTATGCATTCTACTAAGAGTTTTTTATCTATGTTCATATGCTTTTATTAGTCATTGTTTTTCTGATCCTAACGTTCCATTCGTCGTGGGTTTCATTAGGTTCCATTTCTACTAAATTATATTTTATATCAATTTTACTAACTTCAAAAAGTATTTTTTCAACTTCCATTGAATTAATTGGAGATTTTAAAGAATTGAATGGTATTTTTAAATCAAACATTGCAATATTTGTTTCATTGTTTAATTGTTTTTGCCATCCCAATCCCCGAATAAAATCTCTCAAAACAGTTTCTGGTTTTATTAATAACGATGGCAACCAAGGTTTAATATCTTGTGTTATATTATCAATGGAATATGCATCATAATAACCATATCCTTTAGTTTCTTTCAATGGTTGTTCCGATGGTGTATTTCCCATTGGTGCTTGTGCCATTGGTTGTTGTTGTGCCAAGTTTGGATTTTCTCTTGGTTGCACTGGGTTAGGAATTTCTTGAGGTTTTTGATCTCCTGGTTTATCTCCCTTTTGAGGAGATGGTTGTCCAGTTGCTGGTCCTATAATTTGAATTTTAAATCCAGATTTTAAAAAATATTCTTTTGGTTTTGGTGTTGTATTATCATGAGCAACGACTACATAATTATCGTAATAATCATCCAATGTTACTTTAACTACATCAAACTCATAATCTTTAACATATTGTTTATATCCTCTAGACGCTCTAGCTTTAATACGTTTTCCTACCAGTTTTGTAGCAATCGCTTGTTCAAATTTTTGTTTAATTTGATCATTTGCCCCATTAATAGTCCTTGTGAAATTAGAAAAATCCTTTCCAATATCATAGTATTGACCTTCCGCACCCTGTTGTTCTACTATTCGGGATAAACTTATCATAATAATATCTTATTTATTTTATAACAATTTATCTGCTTTTTGATCCATATCCTTCTTACCAGTGGGTGTTAGTTTATATCCCAATGCAGCAGATACTTCTATACCTTTTTTACTTCCGCCCTTCGTTGAAAATGCGCTAGGAATATTGTATCCAGGAGTGCCTGCACTAGAATCCTCACCGTGAGAAGTAGTAGTCATTTCGGAAATTCGTATATCTGTATCTGTTGGTACTGGTATAAATTTTGATCTAATACCTCCCTCGGAAGTTCTCCACCATTTACCATCACGACTTTTAAATATAAAATCATAATATGTATCTCCAGAATCTACTTTAAAATACGTACCTCCATTACTGGTTTGATGAGGTGTTGCAGATGTTACACCATTCCCCCATATTTTTTTAGCAACCGCTATAGCTTCTTCCGAATCTGAACTTTTTACTTTGGAAGTATCATTTTTTGGTATATTACCAACATAATTATCTTCTTTAACATTTTTTTTCTTAAATGCAAATGGAGTAGTAATAGGAGATATTGATGCAGTTGTCGTTTCCTCTTTAACGTTCATTTCACTAACTACTTTTTTAACAATATGTTGAATAAGTTCAGTTAAAGCACTTTTTTTAATATAATTCTCATTAAGAGGTTTAATTGTACTTAAAAACTTTAATAATTTCTGATTACCTTCTTTTTTAGCTTTAAGACCTATGGTAATCATATCGTCCGATGGAAGAGTTTTTCTTAATCCCGCTTTTTTTGTAAGTTGAGCAATTAAAGCATCGGTTGGATCTACATTTTTTGGTTCTGCATCATCAGATCTAACTCCAGTTCCATTAAAATTAATAGGACCATTATCAACACCACGTTCATCATTTGATGTTGTTACATCTCCTCCTACCGCTTTAGTATATATTTCTATAAATTTATTTGCTTTACCATCTGGATATTTTTCATCCCCCTGAACCCATTTTTGTAAAACTTTGGCATCTTTTAATGGTCTAAAAACTGAATTATCCCATAACCATATACATACATTCTGTTCTGCTATATAATAAATTACTTGATTTTGAAGAGTATAATTATTACTTCCATCATTCCATTGATACCCAGCACCAACCAAAATAGGATCCATATCTGCGGGAGCCTTATCTCCTGGATTGTTTGCAATAAATTGTTTTACCTTTTCTCCAACTCCTTCTAATGGATATACACCAAATGTTGGTCCCAATTTTGTGAGAACTTTAATATCTACTTTCATTGTCTATCTTTCACTTGATTTTGGACTTCTTTTAATAATTCATAAGAAAGCATTAACACCATAACGTGGTTATCTTTAACTATTTTTCCAGGATTTATTTTATCTAATTGATTAATAACTTCTTGAATTTTAATTTTAATAACGTCAGATCCTTTAACATTTTTAATGGTTTCTTGAAGAGATTTTTTAATTTCCGTTACTTTAGTTTTAACAAAAACATCAAAATTATTAGTATTTGCTATGTTACAAATGTATTCCCTCAAAACAGTTTTCTGTTGATCATCTAATACACTCGAATATTTATCATTGAATTTTTCACAAAGAAGTTTATAAGTAAGAAGTCGTATATCTTCTGTTTGAGTTTGATAATAAGTGAACAAGTCATTATCTGAATGCGCTATAGATGGTTTATTAACTATATACTCAACAATACAATTCTTAGCTTGATATAATTCATTTACCTCAAATTTACTATCGGGAGATACAACATTTTCAAATATTTTATAAATGGATGCTAAAACTCTGTAGTTTCTTACTGGAGATTTTAACATTTCTTCTATGGGATAAGAATTTTTAATTTCTTTTATTAACTCATATTTAAGCTGTGCCAGTTTTTTATTATTAAGTTTTTTACGAGCTTCTATTATAATAGAAAAAAACCTCTCTGCGTGAGGTTCATCTTTTATACTTTCGTTTAACAATGTGCTATACATTTGCCACTCTTTACATAGTTCCGTGTTTTCACGGAAATATTTATAGAGTAAATCTTTAGCGATTGATGTCTCTTTGCCAGCAATAATATCTGCCGTTATTTGCTTTGTTAGCAATTCGAACAGAATGCCGGTATTTTTAAATTTGGAATGGCGCATTTTCTGCATAGTATTATACTTTGCTTTTCAACTTATTTATAAATATAAACTTATAATTGTAAACTCCAAGTTTATATTGATATACACACTACTAATTATAAAATATTTCTTTCATCCATCAAAGATTTACTACCAGAATTCATATTTTTTTTGTTCTCTTTAATAAGTTCTTGCTTAGTATCTTGACGAGTTTGTGATAAAAATGCAGATAAACTGCTAATTACTTCGGAATCTACACGTTGTTTATTGCGATCTTGATCTTTAATTTTGGGTAACATTGGTAATTTAGTTTCTTTTAAACTAAGTGGTGACCCACCTTCAAAATTGTGTGTTAATGCACTAACTCTTCTACCTTCACTTTTTTTACGAGTTTTTGCATTCATTGCATCTTGTCCAAGTGGATCTTCTGACATAGGATGATCTCTTCTTGCATCATGCTCTCCACTCTGATCTCTATCACTCTGATCTCTATCAGTTCTATCTTGTATAGGTTTTTTTACTTCTTTCACAAGATCTTCTATATCAGTATTTTCTTCATCATCTTCTCCGTTTTTAGATGATTTTTCACCTGGAATACCTTCGTCTCCTTCTTCATTGTCTCCCTCTTCTCCACCCAAATCTCCAAAATCTGGCATTTTTCCTCCCCCGCCACTATGACTTCCTCCCCCACCGCCACCACCAATTTTTCCAATATCGCCCAAATCATCATCCCCACCGTCCCCGCCATCATCCCCACCTATCTTTTTAAATGGTTTAGCAATATCATCTCCATCTTCTTCTATGTTTGTGATACGATATCTCTGTTTAGCATCTTCAATAACTTCATCTTTGACAATTTTAATATCATCTTCAGACATATTGAAAATATTTTTATATATCCAATTAAAAGAGAAAAATTTATTTTCTACCATATCCGTTGCTACAGATACTTTATCTGACCATATTTCAATTTTTTCTTTTTCAAAAATAGTTGATGGATTGGTAAGTTCTAGTTCAAAATCTACTAGACTTTCATCTCTATAACCTTGTGAATATAAATGAATAATTGCAATTTTACTTAATTCTGAAGAAATGATGCGTTGAATGCGTTGAATAGTTCTGGCAAACCGTACATCTTCGGAGGCAAGGGTTGCTTTACCAGAAATACCTTCTTCATATCCGAGGAATGCTTTAGGTATTTTTAATGCTGCCATTAATTTATTTTTAAGATATTCAATATCTTCTGTACCAGTCCATTCCATACCTCCAAGGGTATCAATTTTAGTTCCACTATCTCCACCACGAACTGGAATAAAATAATCTTCTACCATGTTTTGTAGATTAAATCTAAGATTATATTCCCCAGATTGTTCATCCATATAAGGAACTTTTTTCATCTTAGATATCATTTTCTCCATATATGTATCTACTTCTGCTGGAGGAATGTTTCCAATATCAGTATAGAAAATACGTTTTTCAGGAGCACGCATAATACGATGAATTAACATTGCGTCTTCCATTAATGATAATTGTTTCCATACCCTACGACCACCCTCAATCATGGATTTACCATAAGGAAGGAAATTACTATCAGACATTAAACGGAAATGTGCCATTTCATAATTTTCAAGTACTTCTGCTTGTGCTGTATCGGTAGGACGAAGTTGAAATTTTACATAACGTTTATTATATGGATCTGAATTCTCAATTCTTTCTACATTATATGCAGAAATGGGTTCAACCATATAAACACCATATTCAGGCGTAACATATAGTTTTAAGTAGAAATCACCATATTTGCACATGTTTCTAACCCAAGACCACATATTAAACCTAACATTCAATACTTCATTGAATAAATTCTCTAATATTTTTTTAACATTGTTGTTATTAGAATGAACGGTAACCATTTTACCAAGTTCATTATATGTTAAACATTCATCTGCATAAATATCTAATGCAGAAGATATTATGGGATCCATATCCATTGTATCATAATCACGGAATAGGTCCATTCGTGCTGCTTGATATGATAATGCAAAATCACGAGTATATGCATTATATGCTGTTGAACGAATGCGGTTGAATCGATCTCTTAACGAGTTTCGATCCGTTGCTGCCATTATGTTGTCGGTATCTTTTATTTTAAGTTGTTTACCGCCAACATTTCTAACAATTACGTCCGTCGAAAAAAGTCTCTTTAATCTTGCATAAAGAGATTGTTTCTTAACATCCAATATTTCATCGTCAAATGGTTTTAATGAAGGGTTATTAGCCATATTATTTATTTCTTTTCTTTGTGTATGTGTATTTTAGGAACTAATGTTCCCATTATAAATATATGATAGAAATTCATTATGTTATAACTACTTACAATAGCCATTTGAGATCCTCTTGATTCTGGTTACCAAATCCCTGTCTTCCAGTTTTCATTGTCCATGATTCGGCACCAGATTGAACTAACCTTGTTTTATAATATGGCGTTTGATCCATTTTTGACATATTAATATGCCCCAATGTGGCTCTAGTTAGATCAATACCTTCCTGTCTTAGTCTTAATGCCGTATCACGTACCCACAATCCAATTGCCAATGACATAACCAAATCGTCGTGATACGCATCCATTGCCTGAGCTTTTCCATTTTTCCAAATGAATGTTTCTAGTTCAGATAGTGTTCTCTTGGAATAAATTTCAATAGCCATATTTCTAAAATATAAATCTAAGTTGTTTACTACCAGAGGTCTAGTTTTCATATTAGTGCTAAATCCAGGCACTATTTTCTTTTCTTCACTATCATATTTATTGGATAATTGTCGTTGAACATCAACATACTTAAGATCTGCTGAACTATAAAACGTGTTCTTATAATCTCTATCAATAATTTGTTGAAGTGTTGCCCATCCAACATTTTCACGTTCTACTATTAACAATGCATCATTATATTTTGTTGCCAGTGCTACCAAAAAATTTCCAAAATCTTTAGTTCCAAGACTTCCTTTATACTCAGCAACTTGTATAGGACATTCGCCCGTAATATCCAAAACGTGACACGCAGAGAAATCTTCTCCATCTCCACGGGCAACGTCCGCAGAAACAATATATGAGTGGGAATAGTTTACTTCTTGCCAAGTCCATAACCCATGGTCTATTCCACTAATATCTAAAGGATCTTTTGCTCGGGTCTTTTTGTAGAATTCTATGATGTTTAAATCAATAACGTTATCACCAGATGCGAGAAAGTTACAATCATATTCTTGCGCAGCTTTTTTAGGATTTCCTTGTTTTTCTCCTTCAATACGTCTCCATTCATCGTCTCGTTCTGGATGTAATTGCCAAGGAAGACTAATTGGATGAAATCCATTTTTTCCTATTTTTCCATCATTATTCTCTTCGGCACCTTGCCACATTTTATGAAACCAATTTCCAACACCTCTAGGTGTAGAAAGAACTATTGCGTTTCCTCCTGTGCTTAGGGTTGGTTGGGCAGATGTCCACAGTTCTCCTGCTTCTTCAATAAGTGCAGCTTCGTCAATGATTAGAAGAGAAAGTGCCTGACCAACTCCAGATTTTTTGGTAGTTGATGCTGCTTTTATTTGAGAACCATTTTGAAATTTTAATGATAATCTATTGTCTTCAATACATTTTACTTTTAACCAAGTAGGAAGTTTTTCATTTGCAAACCTAACTTTTGTAATAATGTCTTTAGCATCTTCCTGACGTAATGAAACTATTAAAATATTTTTGTCTTTATTGAAAATCATTACCCACAATGCATATACCGATACTAACGTAGAAATTCCCATTTGTCGGGATTTTAATATAATGTTGAATTTATAATCTGCAAAAGATTGAAGCGTTTCCTTTTGGAAATCAAATAAATCAAACAAAATTTCTCCACGAACTGGGTGCTGAATTTTTACATAATGTTTCATGAAGTACACTGGAGATTCCATGCACTTTTTATATTCTACTTTTAATAAATCTTGATACGATATTTGAGGATTAGACATAAATTTCTATTTTATACTTAGTTGCTGCTTCTACATATTTTTTCTCGGCATCCTTTACAACTTTTTTAACTTCGGACACTTTAGCATTTGCCAATTTTAAATCATTTTTTGCATAATTTAAAATTTCATCTTTGTTTGTATTTTTCCATCTTTCCAAGAACCCTTCCGAATTGCATATCATTTCTACGTCTCCAGAATTTTTAGAAAAGAATTTAATAACTTCTTTAATTTTATCCCTAGCATCTTTCAAAAATCCAAGTTGATATGATAATATTTTATACTTCTCATAATCATCATAAATTCCTAAAATTCTAAGGTTTGTTTCATATGAAATAACACAATTTTCACACATTCCAGTTCTATTAAAAAATATTTTATCTAACCTACTTCCCCATTTTATTACTTGCCCACATTTACATTTATCATTGATTGCACTTCTCACAATGTCCGCAACCCTATTAACTCGTACTGGTCCTGAAATTTTCTGCTCCCAATCAATACCTTTTATATCAGTCCATTTATCTCCGACATTTCGTTTAACATATTCTTTTCCAGTATATCCAAATTGAATAAATGGTCTTTCGCCATTCAAATATGATTTTACTATATCAATATTACTTTTTCCTTTATATTTCTTTTCCATAACGTTTATTTTATATCAGATTTGAAAGATTTAACTTGTGAAACCTCAACCAAAATTGTTCCAGTTTTTGTTTGAACTGACGGCACAGGTAGTTTTCCCGCCTTAAACCAGTTCCAAGCGGTTCTATAAGAAATACCTTGTTGTTTTGCCCATGTTGATAATTTCATATCAATTATAAGTATTAATACTTTTCTATAAAATACAATATTTTTCTATAAAATTACATTACGATATAAACTTTGTTCCACTTAAATTAACATATAAATGTTTTAATTTTTGAACTGAAATAGATTGTCCAGTCGATTCTATACCATTAGTATCAACTGTACTTAAGGATATATAATCTCCACTATCTATAAAAAGTTTTGATATGTTTGTATAATAAAGTTTCCCAGAAGTTGATTGTCCATTTGGAAACGTCCATCCCACCAATCGCAATGGTTCTCCATTGGTTAATTCTAGGTTTGGAAGATATAAATTATCTACTATATTTACTGTACTATTAATAATTGTAGTATTCCCTGTATTAGTAGATTCATCTGGGACAACACTGATTGCAGTGGTTAAATTGTCGAAAGGATTAATGCTATTTCCATCTATATCAAACGTTTGATTAACTCTTAAATCCGAATAAACAACATTTGAGTTAATATCAAATAATTCTGATTTTAATTCAAACGCTTCGTTTTTAACATTTATTGGAAATGGAATTCTAATGAATAATACATCTGGAGAATATCCATAATCTCCATAAACTTTTAACGACATTTCAGATATTGTCACATTACAATGATATGGAACAACAACCATAGTTCCATAATAATCTTCGGTTGGTGTAAAATAAAATATTTGTTTATCATTAAAATATTGTATATTTGTTTTTTTATCCGAAAACACTTCCCCTAACTTTAATCCATATGTGGAGTTAAAATCTTTCTCTAGTTTTAATTCTGGTATAGAACTTGTAAAATAAAAAGATATTTTTGCATCTGTATTGTTATACTCTTTTTCAACAATGATATTAGTAGAAAGACTATATAACGAACCTTTTTTTAAACTTATAAAATTGGAATTATACGAACTCCCCGATAAATTATTAAATTCTACTGAATTATATGGATAATATTTATTGTTATGCTCCGTTCCAATAGAATCCGTTTTTAGAATAACATATTGACTTCCATCCATACTAGATGGAATAGATGAATTTATATATGCTGAATTAATTGGGGAAGTTTTTGCTGTTATAGATATATCGTTGGATCCAGTGTTCCAATATTTATCAATATGGAATTGATTATAGAATACTCCGAGTTGATTACTTGTTTTATTAAACGTAATTATATCAGATAAAAGTTCAATTGCATTTAACGGTTCATCCGATATTAACTGAAAATCACCAGGATGAAATAAACTTCTTCTATATAGTTTATGTCTCGCAACAAATCCAGAATATGTTTTTAGGTTTCTATATGTAATTTCGGCATAAGACTGTTTTAAAGATATTGGAGTTGCACTATCAGCAGCTTTGTATGTTAAATTTGATTCGGGATTCGTGTTATATAGAATAAAATTATATGATGATGTAAAAGATGCATTTATTATGTCAACAACGAGTTTATCTTTCCCAAAAATGTAATAAAATGGAGTATCTAAAATTATAGTTGTACTATCAACTACTTTTTTAATAGTAAATGTTTTATTAACGATATTATTTTCATCTATTAATATTTCTTTTTTAGAAGATGGATCTTGTATTGTTTGTACATTAAGTTGAATCAACGATCCTTCCATTTGTGTATTAAACGATCCAGTAGGAATCATAGATGGACTAATAGCCACATTTGATAATTTGTTTGCAACTAGTCTATAATCAATAGACTCTCTTTTTTTATCCACCAACAATGCATTTGTACTACTCAATGGACTTACTGCATATGAATAAAACGATGATGATAACGTTATTGGAGTATTGAGTGTTGGTATATTTTTTACATTTGGAGCAGAAAATGTAACATTTGGAGAAGTAACATATCCATATCCTCCATTTGTTACTGCAATGGATACCACTTTTGTATCAACAATTGTTGCTATAGCTTCTGCACCTGCTCCAACTCCAAAAAATGAAACTTTTGGGGATTCTGAATATCCTTCCCCAGGAGATACAACATCAATTGATTTAACTATACCAGTAATATATGCGGTAGCTGTGGCTATTTCTGTAGGAATATCTGTTCCAACGGGAGTAAATGATACTATTGGAGCAGTTGTATAACCACTGCCTCTGTTTGTTATAACTATATTGGTTACTATTCCAGAAGAAATGTCTATAATAGACGTTGCAGTAGCTCCACTTCCTCCTCCTCCCGTTATATTAACATTTGGTGGAGAAATATATCCAGATCCCCCATTTGTAAGTTTTATATTATTAACAACATTTGTTATATTTGATTTAGCAACTGGATATTTATAAACTTTTGGTGGGACATCTAAACTTGCAAGGTTAACATCCACAACTGGATATAACAAAGATCTTGCTTCTAAAGTAGGAGTTGAATAAAACCTTACTTTAGATATATTGTTTTGGGTTTTATCTATTGTAATATTACCACTCCAACGTACTATTTCATTATTTTTTGTAGTTCCTACAAAAATCAATTTTCCTGCACCATTATATGTATCAGAAAATATATGAATAGAAATTACAAATTTGGATGTATCGGAGAATTGAGAATTGTGGGATTTAGCTTGTTCAACGTATAGCGAGTTTCCATTAGAATCTAAACATTGAATTTTAATTTCACTTCCAGTTTTTAATAGAATGGACCCATTAAATCCTACTGAATTCTTACCAGCCGTAAATACGGGATTAAATTCCGAAATATTAAAATATTTAGATAAATGTGCAAAATCTTCTATATCAACTTTCATAGTTGATAATCCAAGATCAACTCCCTTTTTACCAAAGCTAGGCAATAATTGTGTCATAATACAAGTATAAATACCTATATTATGACACTTTAATTATTTTATTTATTGGAAAACAACATTGCTCATATCACCATTTTTTAAAATTTCTATCTGTTTATCTACCGAATCTTTTAAAGTATCCAAATGGGAAATAATAACTATAAAATCAAAATTATTCTTTAAAAATGAAAATAGAGGATACATACACGCCAAGTTGTCCGAATCTAATGTTCCAAAACCTTCGTCAATATATAATCCATTCGTCTTCGGAAGGTTAGATATGTTTGTTAATGCAATCCTAATTGCAATACTCGCAACAAACCGTTCATATCCAGATGTTAGTTCAATTGGCCATCTTCCATGAGAATATACAATATATGGAATAAGATTTTTCCCATCCGTTTCAATTTCTATGGTATAATCTGCTACTTGGTTTAGAATTGCATTTACTTCTTTTTCAATTTCTGGAACAGTATTACAAATAACTTGATATGGTATCCCATCCCTTCCTACCGCCATTAAATACTGTTGATAAGAGTCATATTCATCTTCCATACTCGTTACATTCCTCAATGTATTGGTCAATTGTTCTATATTGGATTTAAATAATTCCCGTTTCCCAGCAATTTCCATAAGCATTTTATTTTGTTTTTGGAACTCTTCATTCAGTTTTGATAATGCATTTCTATAAGTGGATATTGTTGATTGGATTTTGTTATTCACTTCTACAGCAGCTTCATTTCTTTGATAAAGCTCAATTTGATGTATAATTGTATTGTATGATGTATTTAACTTTTCCAATTCGTTGGTGGAAATAATAATATTCTTACTTAAATTTGAACATATATCTTTAAGTTTGTTTCTATCAGTTAACAATTTTGTATATTTTTCATAAGTTTCTTCAACCCATTTAAACTTTTCAAACTCTATATTATATTCATCCAATGATACCAATATTTTATCAGTTTCTTTTTTATCATTAACCAACTCGGTTTTTGCATTCATTGCATCTTTAACAAACGAGTTGTTAACACAAAATTTACAGTTTGGATCATATTCATGTTTTTCCAACCTGGAAACCTTTTCAAGTTTGCCTTTTATTTCTACCTTTTTTAGATCTATTTTTTGTTTAAGATTACTTATTTTATCTGTTAATAGTTTATATGTTTTATGACTCTCCGTTAAGTTTGAAGATTCTATTTTCCCAATTTCATCATTTATTTTAGAAATTTCTCCCTCGGTTGAATTTAGTTTTTCTTTGGTGGATTTAATATACTCATTTTTGTTTTTAAGTGTTTCCTCGGCAGTGAGTTTTCTATTTTTTATTACCGAAATGTTGGTGGGAACATCGGAATCCAATTTTATCATATTGGATGTTTCGGCAATAATTTGGTTATTAACATCAGAAATTTGTTTCTGAAGACTATTAACAACATTGTTTATATCAGAAAACGTTGATTCTGCGTGAATTAGAAAATTTTCATTTTGTTGTATTTCATATTGATAATTTTTATCTTTGTGAAGTTTTAAAATAGAACATAATTCTTTATTTCTTTCTCCAGCAGATTCGTGTAGTCTATCAAATACATTTAATCCAAGAAATTGAACTAACAAATCTTTTCTCTCACTATTCCCCATATCGATAAATGATGTCTGATTTTTAGCAGTTTGAAAGGATGCCGATGTTATAATGAAATCTTCATAAGTTCCTACATAATCACGAATAATATCATTTGTATCTCTTCTATCGGTTCCATGAAGTTCCTCTTTTTCACCATTAACTAATTTCCAAAAATGAACATCCACTTTTACATTTCCAGTTTTGGTAGTATTGCCTTCTCGTTCTATAAAATATCTAGTTCCCGATATTTCCAATTCCAATTTGCATTTAAATGATGTTTTTTGAATATTTAAAACACTAGATCCTTTAAATCCTCTATCAAATTTATCAAACAAACAAAAAATAAGTGCTGATAAAATACTTGATTTCCCACATTTATTTGGACCAAATATTCCATATACCCCGTTCATGTGTGTAAAATCAATAACGTTGCCTTCTCCATATGTAAACATGTTGTCCCATTCAAACCGTATGGGTTTCCATTTTAAATTTCTTGAGAATTCATCCCGTTTTATAAGAGAATTTGTATTAAGATTGATTTTTAATATATCATTAATTTTTTTGGAATTTATAATTCCCAATCGTTGAGTAATAAATTCTTTAATAAGATTATTTTGATAGTTAACATTCGTCAAGTCATTTAAAATAATATCTTTACATAATGGAATAATGTTTTTATTTTTAACATCTTGATCCATTCGCATTATAGATGTTTCTACAATTTGAGATTTTTCTTTAATAAACGCTATTACCGTTTTTATTTCTGAAATATTACTATCATAACTTTTAACTCTTAAATGCACTTTAGATGGTAAATTATCCAAACTTGTTTCTAGTTTTCCATTGTGAATTTCTACAGTAAAATATCCAAATGAATTTTCTATTTCATGAAATGTATAATTACGTTTTTCCAAATCCCACAATGAATATCCATGGTTTTTTAATGATTCTCCATGATTTTGCATAACAAGACTGCCAACATAATGTATGCATGGTTTATGATTTTCCGAATCATACTCTTGCATATCTTGACGTTTGTGAATATCGCCAAGCAATGCCATATCATTATAATCAAATAATGGGTTCATTATGGCAGGATTACTTATAGAATATCCAGAATCCAATGATGCTCTATCTACTGGTCCATGAAATAATGCAACGATATGTTCATATTGATTCCTATAAATATTTGGTATATCTTTTCCCAAAGTATAAGTTTCTGGTAGATCAAATATTCCCATATTGTTGAATAGGATATTCCCCATACCATATAAACCAGTATTTTTTAAATAATACAAATTAGGATGATTAAGAGCATCTACTATTGGAGTTAAACTATCCAATCTATTTTTATTAGATAACGTTGCGTCATGGTTTCCTGCTACTAAAATCGTGGGTCTAAGATTGGCGACATTAGTAAACAAATCATATGCCATTTGAATACATTCAGGACTCAAATCAGATTTGTTATGAAATATATCTCCCAGAAGTGCTACAATGGTTGTTTCTGGTGTTTTCTTTATTTCATCATATAATTTGGAAAATACCTCTTCGTATTCTAAATGTCTAGAATTAAGGCGGACGTGTATATCCGCAACATGGATAATATGGGTAAACTTTTTTATATTATTTTTTAATATATTTATCATAACTTGTTTATAACTTCTTCTCTATTCATATCTTTCTTCGTTGAAGGGAAAAAAATATCAGAATATCCTTGGTCCCAACATTTTTCATTATCTTCATCATGATGTATAAGTCTTAAATCACAACTATAATGTAATGATAACCATTGCTG